CCCCCTGTCTCAAGATTGATGCCCGCCGCGGCGCAAAACTCAACCGCCTCGCGTTGTGCTTTTCGATAACCAAACATCACATCGTCGTTGAACATTTGAGGGTTAATGCTCGGCAACTTAACCTTGCGCGCCTCCAGTTCAGCGATGCGCTTCTGCGCGGCTTCCAGCGCTGCTATCAGCTCAAGCACCGCTGCGGGGTTCGCAAGAGCAATAAATTTCATAGTCTGCTTATTAACAACTTCATCTGCGACGGGGCGGCAGCTCGTCCACCCTGAATGTTTTTCCAGGCTGCCTTTAACAATTACGGTATATTCACCGCAATTTTTTGTCTGATCACGGGGTGCCCACTCTTCGCCGCCTGCGGCCAGTGCCGCCGCTTTCAGTTTTGCTGTGTTCATGCGGCACCGCCTTTAAGGTCTTCGGGCGTCAGGCCGGTTTCAAAGAAGCTCAGCTTCCCTTTCATCGGGTAGAACGGCAGAGGCTTTGCATCGGTCAGGGTGAAGCCTTTCGGCCCGAAGAACCACGGTGACGGGCTTTTATCAACGCAATCGGTGATAGTCGCTACGCCAACGATCCCGCCGCGATTGAAACGCTCGCGGTCAGGGTAAGGAGAGTCCGGTGGGCTAAACTTCTGGTGAATCTCCAGTGCTGCTACCCAGTCGGACCAGGTTGGCATAGCCGCGCTAGCATGGATAAGCACTGGCCCGCGGTAATTCGTGCGCCAGCTGCGGTTTTCAATGTCTTTGTAGCCGTTGGCGATGAGCCATGCCCACGGTTGGCGGATGGAAAGTGCTTTCATGCAGCACCGCCTTTACGCAGCCACCGGTTGAGGTATTTGTTGTTATTCACAGAGCCGAAGCTATTGCGCTTCATGAGCTCCTCGCGGCTCGGCATCGGGATGTGTTTGCGGTCAGACTTACCGCCGACGGTTACGGTTAAATAATTTGCCTGGTCTCTGGACATGGTTAACTCCTTAATCGCTACGAACGTGACCGTAGCGACCGAGGAAGCGGCGCATACGGTTATCTGTTTCTTCAGGACGGCGCGGGCCGGTGGTGACGAATCCGGGCATGAACGATGCTGCCAGGTTGTCGTCCCACAGCTGCCGGTCTGCCAATTCATCAGCCTTGCGGGTCATGCGAGCTTCCTTGCCCTCGGTTTCGTACTGCTTTCCCAGCGTCTCTTGCAGGTGTGCTTTAATGCGAGCCAGCACCTCTTCTTTGGTGCCGGATCGTTTTGGCGGGCGTGCGTATCCCGCCCCGGGAAGAGGTGATGACATTTAGTTGGCCTTATTTGGTTAAATCAGAAGGGGATTGAATCGTCGAACTGCTCTGAGCCCAAGGTTGTTTGCGACGAATGATGATGGCCTGACGAAGCGAAGCCTACTTTCGCATTCTGAAGCTCAAGCGTGATGGTTTGCCCATTGTTTCCCTGGTAAACATCAACCTTAATGCTGTCGCCGGTTAACTCCACGATAGATCCTTCAACCAACACGCTGCGGTAGTAATCCGCTTGCGGACCCGGCCTGGCAAACACAGCGGCGCTGTAGTTCGTCCACTCCTTTTTCTTGGACTGCCTGTCGTAATACTGAACTCCTGCCCGGACATTGAATCCGATGCTTTCGCCTGCCTGAAACTCCCTGGCTGGCTTGTTGAGTTTTACTGTTATTGAGTGCGCCATTACGCTTCCATCCCTTCAAGTTCATCTTTGCGAATGTTGTAAATGTCCTGAGCCTTTTGCTGCTCAGGCGTACCTTCCAGCATCTTCCACGCCTTAGCGAAAGCGCCTTTAAGCTCTGCGACGCTATTTTTTGCAGATGCGGCCTCAGTAAACGCTTTTAGAACCTGCTCTGGCGAAGCTGGCTGTTTAGCTGGAGCGTTGCTTACCTGCCTGGCTTGCTGCTGTTTATGCTCGTCAGTATCCGCATCCTTTGCGTCATCAATGCCAAACAGTCCGTTAAGGCAGTACTTGCGAGCGTATGAGCTTGTCGCGCCCGTAACCTGCGCTGCGTCCATTCCTTTTTTGCTTTCCTCCTCGCGAGCCATTGCAGTGGCGGTGTGGCTGCTCTCACCATCAGTAATGGTTGCCACGGCCTTCACATAATGGCGGTCACCAATCAGCACAATCTCATCGCTTATTGACAGGAACAGTCCATCCAGAAGCGGCTTAACGCCCTCCAGAATGTCCTCGCAGCTGCGATATTTGTATTTGCCGAATGAGTTGTACTGGTTTTTCGGCGCGTTAAGGTTGGCCTGTATTTTTGCCAGACGTGCATAAAACTCTTTGCTCATAGAAACCTCAGAACGGCGCAGGGCCGAGTAATTCACGAACGTTCATGCGCTCAAGTTGTGCCGCGAGCAGTGCAAGTTTCTTCTCCCTGCGGTCGCCAGCTCGTCGATATTCGAGCGCCATCTTGATATATGCTTCACGCCATATCTTGCTGATCGCAATCGTCGACGCGAGACGGGGAGGATTTGTTGTCATGTTCGGATTCCTGCTCTGAGTAATTTTCGAAAATGTCATGGACAAGCCGATAGAACTGCTCATCCGTCATGTCGCGAGGGTTGAGGTGCTTCATTGCGTCCTCCGGTACCATGGCATGCTCACTGCCTGCTTCATCTGCTTATTGGCCTGTAGCCACATCCCGGCGTCACCGAGGAATCGGGCAATAACCGCTTTGCTCTGCGCGGCCATAAGGGCCTGATGGTTTACTGTTTGATTGCCGTACATGTCAGCTCCTTAAGCGTCTTGCAGATGCCGCGCATGCGGCGGGTGATGAGGTCGAGCAGGGATTCATTTAGTTGAGCGGCACCCAAGACGGCACCGCCCGCGATAGCAAATGTCATCGTGGGATTCCTTATGTTTGAATGATTGGCATAGCGAAAACGCCTCGAATGAAGCGCTGTTGATATGCAGGCGAAAAAAAGCCCTCCGGAGAGGGCGAACAACTTCAGGGGATAATGAGGGTTTCTCCAATAACCAGAACAGGTCTTCGTCTCCTGTCTTGGTTATGAGCGATATTGCTCACATAGCTGACTCGTAAATCAGCTATAGGTGCTTATTCGCTGACGAATTCAGTTAACTGCTCATGCAGCTCAACCAGAGTTTCATCATCAAAACCGTCGAGAAATGCTTGTTCGATAAGCTTGATTATCTCTGCCGCTTGCTCTTTGCTTATTTCCATTGATATCTCCTGTTATGCGGATTGCATCAGATAACCGACTCCATGAATCGGCTATCGGCTGCTAAATTTCTTCAAAGCCCCAGTCCATGCGCTCCCATGCAATTTCCTTCATAACCTCATTCTTTCCTTCATCATCCATTTTCTCCCACTCTTCATCGCTAATCCCTAAGTCATCCTCAAGGTCGACAACTTGCTCATATTTCGAATGGATGTTTGCACCGGAATCCAGCCAAACTTTAAATTTACGTCCCATTTAATTCTCCTATTCAGATGTCGGCTATCGGCTGCTATTCAGCGGGCGGTGATGGCAATTCCATCCAGTGAGTAAAGTGCTGAGCTGGACGTAATTCAGCTTCAGCATTTGCTGAGAACCACATCATTTGCTCTGATGTATGGTCAAACTCAATAAAGTGAGTCTCAACCCAAACTGTGTCATCAGTGGCGACAATTACGTATTCACCATCAGGCGGCATCCGCTCGCTACACTTAATCCACTCCATTCACTCCTCCTCGCCGATGGCTTTAGCTATTGCTGCGCGGGCTTTGTTGATTACCCCATACCACTCCGGGTATGAGACGAGTCTGCCTTCTTGCATCGCCTTAACTGACAGTTGAAGCGCTTCGAGAAGGTCAGGCGCCGCAGCTATCATGCGCTTATTCGCGTCGCTGAAATCCCAATCTCCTCCGCCAACGATGTTCTTTTCGTTGCACAGCACTTTCCCTTCCCATTTCCACGGGCCCGGACTGTATTTCATATCTCACCTCAAATAAGTGGCTTGCTGCCAAAAAGAAAGGCCGGCTATGCGGCCTTATTCATCGTAACTCAGCCCTTTGCTTTCATATTCGTCGCCATAATCAGCGAGCTTATCTTCAATCAATTTACGTAACGCAGCCTTACCGTGACGCATAACACCGAAGTGAATGACGTTTCTGATTAATGCATCAGCATTGTTTTCACCCGCAAGATTTTCCTTAGGGATGTTAATCGTTGAACTTCCAACAATGGTGTCAATCTTCAATGTGCATTTACCTGAAAGCTGAACTTGCTTGGCCATGTCTCACCTCAAATTAACGGAATCGATTTACCGCGCATTTTCTGGTGCGCGTTCATCAAGTGGGTAGGGTGGTTAACCGGCTTCTTGTATGCCGGGTTGCGCTTGCGTTCGGTTACTTCCGGCTTCTTGTCGCGGAGAGCTACGAGCGAAGTGGCTCGGTCAACGCGGCTTGCATGCTTTCGTGATTCTTCCTGAGAAGCGTCAGGAGCCTCGCAACCTAAAATTGAGTCGATGATATTGCAGATAGCGTCACGCTCGATAGCGAGCTTTCTGCGCCGCTCATGACGGCGAGTTTTAGCGTTACCAGCTGATACTGAAGAACCGTATTGGATAACCGTCATG